TCTTGCCACGGCGGCCTCCTACTGCTCGGGCATCAGCATCGTCCAGGTGGTGATTGCGATGGTTCCACCCGCGACGATCGTCTTGTTGTTGAACACCATGTCCACGTCATCGGCCGCCTCGCCCGCCGTGCCCTGCCACTCTGGGGCTGTGTCGCCAGAGCCGCCCTGATAGACGCGGTAGCTCCCCGCGTCCCCGCTATCGTCGGCGTCCGCGTCTGACGTGACGGCGTTCGCGTCCGCTCGTCCGTCCACGCTCGCGCCGCCAGCGCCGAAGGCAGGGTTGCCGAAGACGACGGTGCCGAGCAGGAGGCCCGACGATGCCGTGGTGATCGTGGCCGGAGGAGCGCCGACGCGGATCTCGCACTTGGCCGGCGGGGTGTTCAGGTCCAGCCGATCCACCAGGGCGTCGATCATCGCGTTGCGGGCTGCTACGGAAATCTTGTGGTTCTTTGCCATCTCAGTCGTCCTCTCCCGTCAGCGTCGGGCGGGCTGCCGCCTTCTTCGCCGCCTTGGCCTTCTTCTTCGGGCGTGCTGCGTTCTCCCAGTCGGGGGTCCACTCGCCGCCTTCGCATATCTCTACGCCATTCACTGTCACGCCAGCCGCGCCCATCATGTGGCGCCCGCCGTCCGCCTTCTGGAAGACGACAATCAGCAGCCCGCCGCGATGACCGCGAACGGGCATTGCCTGGGCTGCGTACTCTGCGCCGTCGCCGGCCTTGACCTTGATCGTCATAGTTGTTCCTTTACGCCAGGGGGTCGGTGGCGAAATCATTGGTCCACTCCTCGATGATCGCCTCGACGTATCCCGTGGGGAAGCCGGTGGGATCCGAGGCAGCCTGGTGGGCTGTCATGGTCACGGAGAACGACAGGGGCCCCGGGCCATCCACGACCAGGGGCGCGTCGATCACGCGCAACTTGGGGAAGTAGAAGGACCGCGAGTAGTTCACCGCAGTCGTCGGGATCAGGCGGCCCGAGTCGAGGACCAGGTCAGCCTTCAGGGTGGTGGCGTTGTCGTAGGCCGCCCGGTACAGGTCGAGCCTCTCAGCCGATGCGCCGAAGAACGACACGCGGAGCTCCACGCGCCAGAAGTCCTCCTTGACGGGCTCATCCAGTTCGCCGCCGCTGGTGAAGTCGCTCCCCAGGTTGCGGGTGATCTCGATCTCGATGGACGTGGCCGCCTGCTCATCGGAGGAACCCAGCGCCCCGCCGGCCTGGTCGTTGGACCGCAGGACGTGGTGACGGTGCAGGACGCGGATCGTCCCGCCATCGGTCGGGTCTACCTCGTAGTCCCAGGCAGAGGAGTCCTCGCCCTTGGTCACGCCGGCACCCAGCAGGCTGTACGTCTCCACCATCTTGCCCGAGGAGGGCAGGGCTATCAGGCGGCTCCCCGGCTTGACCGAGTGGTACTGCCAGGTGGCGCCAGCGATGGCGGCCCAGTCGATCCCGTAGTGGAGGTAGAGCCCGTTGATGTTGTTCTGGATCTTCATCACATGAAGGAAGACGTCCGGGGGGGACTCGGTCGGCACCCCGGCTGCGCCCATGAGCATCGCGGCCAGGAGCATGTCCGGCGGCTGGCGGTAGTCGCCGTTGATGACGAGGGGCCCGCCGACGCTGGTGCTGACGAGGTTGGAGATCCCGCGCCCGCCCGAGTCGTTCAGGTCGTCGTCGTCCAGGTACTCGTTGGTCGGCGTGACGCCGGACGAGACGAACGCCAGCCGGTTGTCGGCGCCCAGAGCCCCAGCCGCAGCCCACGCTGCTGCTGACTTCTTGATCGCAACCTTTGCTTCTGTGCCTACTGCCGTCGTCATCTCGCTGCTCCTAGGTACTCGTCAGATCCCACGTTCGGAAATCCAGCTGCGCTCTGTACGCGCTGTGGCCTGTCCGAAGGTGCATCGGGCGGGTGGGACGCTCGGTGAGTGTAACGCCCGGGGACTTCATAGCCGCGAACCCGGTCTCGGGAATCACCAACGCATCGGCCACGGACTTCAGGACGTCCCTGAACGCCCCGCGGCTGTTCGATGAGTCGGAATGGAAGTAGTGCGCCAGGATCGTGACCACGCCCTCGGCCCGGTTGAGCCCAGAGGCCCCGTCGTGCAGCGTCTCGGTGTCCACCTGGAACTCCCAGACGTTGATGAGGTCGTCGGCCATGATGTCGAACTCGGCGTCCGCCCGCTCGTTGCGGCTGCGGATCCGGTCGTGGACGATCCCCACGGCAGGGATGCCCTCGAGTATGGAGCGGAGCAGGTCTTCGGATGTTGCAACGGTCATCCGTCGATCCTCCGATGCGTAGCCAGCGCGTCCTCGAACACGTCCTTCGCCAGGCCCCGGTTCATCTCCCGGGCTGCGTTGCGGAACGGCCAGAGGGCGGGGAAGCCCATGCGGCTGATCTTGCGGGCGATGAGGAACACCACGCGCTCGAGCTCCTCCTCGGCCACCTGTAGCTTGCGCCGAACCCACAGGGTCAGGCTGGTCCTACCCTGGCGGCTGATCGGCCCAGGCCGGCGGCCCTTCTCGATGATGGGAGCCAGGAACCCGTGGGGCCCCTGCATGGTCACGAACGCCCGGTAGCCGGTGGATGTCGCCACGGGATGGGAGGCGGTCACGCCATTACGAGCCTGCCCGGTGACGCCGACTCGGCCAACGTGCCCGTCCTTGTCCCGGGTGTCGGTCATGTTGTCCTTGACCAGGCCCTCGGCCACGGTCGCCACCTCGAACAGGGCAGACTTGAACCGGCTGTCCAGTTCAGCACCTGCGCCATCGAAGACGCCGGGGTTGTCCCAGGTCACGCCGGAGCCCATTACGGGATCTCCCGGTTGAAGATGTGGCGCCGGCCCGTGAAGACGGTCCCAGATGTGAACTGGGGGGTCACTGACTTAGCGAGCAGTCTCCTGGCCCGAGCGGTCCACGCCCTCGCCGACCTCTCGTAGGAGTCGCCAGCAGGGTCGGCTGCGAACACGTCGGAGCCGCCGATGCTGTCCACGGTGGACCTGTAGTACGTTGCCAGGGCCGAACACTTGGCGGCAGCGGCCAGGTAGACCACAGCCATCTGGTGGTAGACCGGGATGGCGCCGGCCGCGTACTGCGTCCGGTAGCCCACGCGCACCTGGTTGGCAGCCGCAGGGACCACGTCGAACACCAGCCACTTCTCTGCATTGGCCCGGCTGCGGACATCGAACTGCGAGCGGAGGAACTGCGGGGGCCGGTACTGGATGGCCCCAACGTCGAGTTCCTCCACCGTCAGCGGGTAGCGGTCGGAGTAGCCCAACTCGAACGAGTCGAACGGGGCCACGCCCAACTGCCACTCGAACAGGCTGCCATCCCCGACATCCACGAAGTCCCACAGCGGGTTATCCGAGGCATACCCGCGTACGGCGTCCTCGATGAACTCCTCGTCCGTGGTCGCAGCCTTCGCGTCAGGGACCAATCCCTCGAGGCGTCTGGCGTAGTCACCCACAGAGGAGAAGGGCAGGGCTGTCACGATGCGGGCTCCTCTATGAAAGCGGGGCGGCCAGCCGATGCCAGCCGCCCCGATGGTCGTAGGTCGTCAGGGGCCGTCTAGGCGACGTCGTTGCCGTAGATGCCCAGCGGGTCCACCGCAGCCACCTGGAACACGTCCCGGACCTTCAGGTCGATCTGGTCCTTGAGGAACATGTCCCCGAACCGGTTGTCGTCGCTGATGAAGATGTCGGGGGCGTTGTTGCCTCCCAGCGTGCCGAAGCGCAGCACCTCAGCCTGGGTCGGCTCCGCGAGGAGGAACCAGTCCGTGGCGTTGGTGGCCCCGTAGTCGATGAAGACCTCGGGGACTGCCGTGCCCAGGACGCCCATCGTCTGCGGGACGCTGCTGCCCGTGTTGCCGCCCATCAGCTCGTTGATGATGAAGGACGCCGCGCTCAGGAGGGCGAAGGGGATGATGAGGTACTTGGGCACCACGCCCTTGGCTACCCCGCCGTTGCCCGTGCCCTGCATCATCGCCGTGATGGAGGTGATCAGGTTGTCCTTGCCGGCCTGGTCAGCAGTCAGGGCCAGGACGCCCTCGTTGGCCGGGGTACGGCCGGCGTCGGTCAGTTTGGACGTGTCGGCCATCGTCGGCTGCGTGGCCTTGCGGATCAGGGCGAGGGTCGAGGTGAAGCGAGTCTCCATCGCCGCCTGGCCGATGCGCTGGATGATGGTCTGCCACAGGCCCAGGTCATCGTTCAGCATGTCCTCCCAGGTGATCGTCTCCAGACCACCCTTCTTGGCGAGGGCCAGCGTCTCCTTGCGGTCGGTCGGGCTGGTCAGGGCCAGGTAGGTCCCGCCCTTGGCGACGGCCGGCAGGTTGCCGTAGTAGCCGACGTTGATGATGTTGTTCTCGCGGAAGTCGCCATACGGGACCTCGCGGACCAGCTTCAGGTAGTTGCCGTAGTTCGCCTGCCCCTGGTAGGTGGCGAGCAGGGCCCGGTACAGGGCGTCCTCGAACACGCTGCTGAAGTCGGTGTCATCGATGGCCTCCTTCATGCGGCGTCGGGGGGCCCTCGAGCCGCCCCGGCTGTTGCCGGCCCACGCCTCGGAGACGCGGAGGTCGGCGTTCCTGCCGTTCAGGAAGTGGCGCTCGATGAAGCGGTTGAGGCTGAAGAGGGACGAGTCGTGCCCCTCGGGTGCCTTGACGAAGTTCGGCGCGAACATGTGCGCCAGGGCCTCGGTCAGGCGGTCCCGGCGGTCGCCCGTGATCTCCACGGTCGGCGGGATGTGGCTGCCGATGGCGAGGTCGAGGAACGAGCGGGAGCTCTCCGCGATGCGGGTGGCCTCGGCCAGGTCGATGACCTTGCCGGAGTGCTGCTTCACGATGCCGCCGATGGCCTCGGTCGGGATCTTGGCGGACTCGAGCGCACGCTCCAGCACCGGACCGGATGCCGCCACCTGGATCGCCTTGAGGGCGTCGGCGTTGGCCTTGGTCTGGGCCTCGAGCAGGCGGGTGGCCGACTCGGAGACGTTCTCGACCGTGGGGGTCGCGGGGGCTGCCTCGGCAACCGGCGCGGCTTCCTCGGCGGCTGCCTCCTCGGCGGGGGCCTCCTCCTCGGCA